CCCAAAATGAAAGATTTCAAATTAGACGGAGAGGTTGTATCGCCTGTTGGAAGAAATTTTGAGAAAATGACGCGAGTTAAAGCAGCATTACCGATACATGTGCTTGAGAGAGCTGTTGATATTTTGTTACGGAGATATGCTGGTGAGGTTCTCAGACTGAATCCTGACAGAAAGATTTGTCCATTGCCTTTTCGAGAGGTAATAAATGGATGCTTAGAGGATGACTGTATATCTCGGATGAGGACAAATACCGGAGCTGGATTTCAGTTTCCGGGGAAGAAAGAGAAATATCTACCCCTGAGAGTTGGATCAAGTGACCAAAGATATATGACAGAATATGCAATGGAGAGGGTGTTACGAGTGTTGAAGGCCTATAGAAATTCAGAGAGAGCCCATATTGTTTATCAAGGGCTTTTGAAAGATGAACCTCGATTGCTAGAAAAATGTCGAATAGGGAAAACACGGATGTTTTATTCAATGCCTCTCGATGCATGTATTGTTGCTAAGCATGTTCTTGGCCCGATAAGTGGTCTCATGATGGAACACAATGAAATTTTCAATACCGCTGTTGGAATTGATATGCACTCAAGAGGTGGCCACTTGTATGAGAGTATTATAAATCACTCAAGAAATGTTTTCGCTGGAGATTTTGGAGGTTTTGATTTAACTATGCCTTTCTCGGTGAGATGGATAATGTCCACAGTGTTTTATAAGATTGGAGAGATCTTCGGTTATAATAAGAATGCTCTCCAGATATTGCAGGGAGTTCTGAGTGATGCTTTATTTCCGTTCATTGAGGTTAAGAAAGATATTTTTTGTGTCCCTGGTCTTGATCCTTCTGGAAGTATGTATACAGTGGATCAGAATGGAATAGCAAATGATGCGATGTAGGTTTTGTGTTGGATAATTGAACCAAGCCTCAATGAAGAATTGTTTTTTAAGAAAGTTTATGGAAGAAATACTGGAGATGACGTTTTTAAGACCGTATCTGGAGATGTTGCTCACCTCTTTAATAATCAAACCTTCTCAAAGTTTTGTCATGATTTTTTGAGGATGGAATACACATCTTCTGATAAAGGAGAGATTGATAGTCCTTTTGAAGATCCGGAGACATGTACTTTCTTGAAAAGAACTTTCCCACTGCATGTGGTATCAGGTAGGCGAGTTGCTGCTCTTGATGTTAATTCCATAGCTAGGATGATTACTTGGAGAGGAAAATCCACAGTTACGGAAATGGAGCAGATACGTGATGTGTTTATTGCTGCGTTGTGGGAGTCTTTCTTTCACTTGAGAGAGCATGAATATGAATCATTGAGAAGTTTATTGATGAAAATTTATATTCGAGAGTATGAGTGGAATTTGGAGCTGTCCTTTCCATCATATTCATACCTATATGAAAGATTTTTTCATAAATGTCCACCAAGTAAAGCAGTAGTGGAGGAAGAATTGCCCAGGAGCGATGAGTCAGATGCTGAAGACTGTTGTTCATTAAATGGAGTCACTGAGAGATCTTTGAATTCTCAAGAAGCAACTCTGCATGAGCTGGGACTGGCCAAGCAGAAAATAAGGTCCGACAGTATTATTTTTGAATCATTAGAAGGAAAGAGTGAGGCGGTTGACATGGGATTAGTGGAGAAAACTGAAACGTTTACAGATATCATAGGTCAAGAAGCAACTGTATCAAATTATGGAAGGGAGATACCGATTCCCCTTATTACTCGAACTTTGCACGCACCATCTGAATTTTTTGAACGTCCAGTTCAGATATCAGCTTTTGCCACTGCATTTGGAGAGGACTTTGATGTGCAGTTTAATCCTTGGAACGTTTATTTGAAGGATGCTTCTGTTAGAGCAAAATTGAGGAATTATCTCTTGCTGAAGGCTGATCTGTGTGTCAGAATAGAGATAGCAGGTAACCCTTTTGACTATGGTAGAATGATAGTGAGTTATGTTCCCTTCAGTTCTTTCAATGCCACGTGGATATCAGGCATGACAAGATCACAGATGCTGAGATATGTATCATCCATGATAGGAACAAAAACTATGGACCCTAAGGAGAACAAGCCTTTAACATTGAGAATTCCATTTATATCTCCACAACCTTCAGGAAGACTATGTAACAATGATTGGACGCCAACAGCAGCTGCTTCTGATTTTACTGATTTTTCAGAGCTTGGACAATTGAATATGTCTTCTCTGGTTTATTTTAGAACAACAGCAGCGTCGAGCTCACCCCCGTACGTTTATGTGTATGCTTGGATGGAAAATGTTGAATTGGGTCCCATTACTTCAACTACAATGCCTTTGGCTGAATCAGAGTTTACAAGAGGTCCTGTTGAGAGAATGTCATCAAATGCGGCCAGTGTGATGGCAAAGTTAACTTCTGTGCCAGTGATTGGCCCATATGCTAAGGCGAGTCAGATGGTCTTTAGTGGCATCTCACAAATGTCATCCCTTTTTGGGTGGTCATATCCTACAGTGCCTGTTGATGCTTCACGAGTTAGAATGGAACCATTTCAAAATCCTAGTGTTACGATAGGAAGAGATACGGGACATAGGTTGACCTTTGATCCAAAACAGGAACTGAGAGTTGACGGATCATGCGTAGGAGTTTTAGAGGATGAACTGGATATTAGTCATTTGTGTGCAAAGGAATCGCTTGTTGAACAGTTTCTCTGGTCTCCTTCATCCCCAATCTTAGTTCCCTTGTGGACTGCGGGTGTTTGTCCATCTACTTGTGACATAGTGCCTAGTACTTCTGATGTCGGAACTGGAGTTCCGTCTCCAATGGGATTGGTGTCGACGTGTTTTGGATATTGGAGAGGATCAATTACATATCGTATTGAGGTTTGCTCAAATAGCTTTATAAGAGGAAAGTTTCTGATTGCTTATGAACCTAACATTAGATTATGCCCAGTCACGAGTCAGAGCTTGAATCGACAGTATATTAAGATTGTTGATATTCAAGAGACAACGGATGTTGAATTTACAGTGCACTGGAATTACAGAAGATCATGGGCAAGAGTTCCACATGTGGATAGCTGGTACTATACTCAAGGAGAGAACTTTAATTCAATGGCTCTTGATCCAGAGTGTTTTAATGGAGCCATATATATCAGTCCTCTTACTTTATTACAGACGCCAGATTCCACTTCTCCGATCGTTATCAATGTATGGACCAGATCCTCTGACATGATGTTTAACCAGTTCACTCCAGATACAATTCCATTGACTACCAATTTTACCGGACCAGATCACCCTGGCAGCCTGTTAGAGGATAAGGAAGAAAAAATTCCTGTTGCAGAAAGTAGAAGTGACAAAGATGTTACCGTCATGGATTTGAATGAGTCATCATCTGTGTTGAGAGGAATTTCTGAGGATCATTTTGGAGAGCAACCTATTAGCTTGAGATCATTTTTGAAGAGATTTTTTGTTACTGCTAACTATACTCTCGAAATTACAGATACTGGTCAGTCCCAGAATGCTTTGCAGGCGATTTTCCCGATTTTTCCTGGGGTGTCAACAAATGGAGCAGATTTGAATGGATTATATTATCTCTTGAGACCTTGTTTTCTGGGGCAGCGAGGTGGTATGAGGAAGCGCGTTTTATTGTCAATGGTAGGTCAGCCAGGATACCAAGATTCAATATTTGTGCGAACAAATGGGTTAGAATTGACGAGCAGTCCAGCTCTGAGTTTCACTCCTAGTTACTTGGCAAGATATGTTGCCGCTGGCTCCACAATGTTTCTTCCCTTTACGAATGGAGGAGTAGAGTTTGAATTGCCTTATTATTCAAATAATTTATTCTCCTTTTCAATGGCTACAGATCCTTATCAGGGTTCGTCTAATCTAGAATCATATGCCTCCCGGAGATACCTTGTTGGATTGAATCAGACGAATCAAGTTATAGCATCTAATGCTGGAATCTATGAATTTTCAGCTGCAGGAGAAGATTTCACATTCTTGAGATGGGTTGGCTGTCCAAGAATAATTGTGCCCATAGCCACGCCCCCGAGCTAATTGTAGCTCAAAGCGAG